GCATTTTTTATAGTATATAAGATTACAGTATAAACTTGGTTTTGAAAAGCCAAAGCCTGCTGTTTGATGTGGTCAGGCGCACTATCAGATATATCACATATTTTCTTTGTGGCTTGGGCTGCCCAAAACTCTGGATCATGGCCCTTGCCCTCAGTTGTGGTTACACCAACTTTTCCTAAGACAAAATCGCTTTTTGCACTCATCCTTTATATGGCTCTGGTGGTACTACATCCTCGTCAATTTTCAAACCAAATTCAGCTAATTGTTGGTTTATTTCTTCATACGGGCCAATAATAAACTTCCCATCATGCGGTACAGCTACAAGTGGTTTGTCTAATCTATGAAAACCATACAGCTTTTCAGTACCTGGCACATTAGAGTCTAATACTGTAGATCTACCACTAATCCCAATAAGTATATCTTCGCTCATGCATTTACTAATCCAAAACTCAACACAAGCTCTGCCAGCTTCTGCAAAATGCATATTTTCTTTGTATGAAAAATCTATACCAAATAGATCTAATCTGCCTACTTTATTGTATAAAGCATAAGCAATTGCATAAGCTACCGTGTTATTGAGGTATGCGCATTTTGTTGCATTACAAACATCTTCCACAGGATACATTACAGGATTGTTAATTCTAGGATCTAACTCACAGGTGTAAACCGGTGTCTGTGTTTCTCGCAGAACCCTACACATGACAGATGTTTGTTTACCTGCATCGTCTGTATCAAAAAATCTGCTTGCAGGATCTAACATAAATATACGATCACATGGGTATGTTGACGCGGCTGAATTAATACACCAAACCTCGTCCCAAGTTCTACCGTTTTGTAAACCTATGGCGAAATCAACTTGCGATATACCAAGTCCGACCAAAGCAACGCTTTTGCCCTCTAAAGATTCTATTCTACTCATCAGCTCACGTTAGAGCGAACTGAATCATACCTATACTCGTCGCGTGTACCACGACCTTCTGATGTGTTTTTCATTCTAGCTATCGCCTCCTTAAAACGCCCTTCTAACTGTGCGATAACGTCAGCAGGTTCTTTTAAAAAGATTGCACCCTCAACCAGCGAACCATACAGCAATGCATCGCTGTAGTCCGTCGATAAGAATGTCGTGCCAGAGTCGCTACCAGCAGTCAAAGAGACTGGTTTATGTAAATAATGAAGTTCAACCGTATAATCTGCATCCGGTATCGGTGAAACCTCAAAAGCCGCATCGTCAAACAAAGAATAATACTTAGGCGTGCTTCTAGTTGTGCCTGAAGAATATTCTTTAATAAATGACGGATGTTTAAAATCTAAATAATCGTATGTTGACGAGCTAATCAAAGCCAAGCTCATTGGCGCATAAAAATCTGTTGGAGTCGCTAAAAAACGATTACCTGTGGTTAAAGTTCCTTGTACGTTTTTTCTTTGTTCAGGCAACTGTACAAAAGAAAATATACGATCTTCTGATTCTTGAATAAATGTTGGCAGCTGAGATGTAAAAGTCGATTC